CCGCGGCCCCGGCAGGCCCGAAGAAAGCGACCATGGCTGAGATCAAGGCCATTGCTGCGACGGCCAAGCTCGATGCCGAGTTCGTTCTGCAGCACTATGAAGCCGGCGCCACCACCGATCAGGTGCGCGACGCCGCGCTGGGTATCCTCGCCGCCGGCGCGCCCAATCGACCGGGCATCGTCGGCAATGCCACGAATGACGGCGCATCGCTGAAGGCCATGGGCGCTGCCATCGCCAAGCGCGGCGGCGTCAAGGCGGCTGAGGTTCTGGCCGCGGCCGCGCCCTACGAGGGCGCCACGCTGCGTGACATGGCGGCCGATTACTATGAGATGCAGACCGGCCGCCGCGCCCGTGGCCTGTCCCCCGATCAGCTGTTCCGCCACGTGCTGGCGAGCGGCACGGTGGGCATGCATTCCACCTCCGACTTCGCCCAGATGCTGAACGGCGCCGCCGCCGCGATCGTCCTGGACGGCTACCAGAGCGTATCGGCCGAATGGCGCAAGGTCGCCCGCACCTTCAACGTGGATGACTTCAAGCTGCGTGACGTGCAGGGCGGCTGGGACGTGCCCGAGCTGGAGAAGGTGCCCGAGCACGGCGAGATCACCTACGGGACGATCAGCCGCGTGTTGGGCGCCGTGAAGCTGGAGACCTTCGCCAAGGGCTTCGCCTTCACCCGCCAGGCGCTGATCAACAACGACCTGTCGGACTTCACCAGCCAGAGCCAGGCCTACGGCATCATGGCGGCCAAGAGCCTGAGCGCCCGCGTGTGGCGGGTGTTCATCCAGGGCACGACGGCGGCCTTCAACATGCGGGACGGCAAGTCCTTCCTGCACGCCGACCACGGCAACATCGTCGCTGGCGCCGCAATCACCGATGCCAGCCTGACGGCCGCCACCACGGCGATGCTGAACCAGAAGCGGGGCGAAGTCTCGCTCGGCCTGCGCCCGCGCTACCTCGTGGTCGGCATCAACCGCCTGTTCGAGGCGCGCAAGGTGATCGGCGTCGAGCGCTACCAGGACGGCACGCCGAACCAGTTCAAGGACTACGAGATCGTCTTTGAGCCGACGTTCCCGGCCAACGCCTGGGCGTTGGTGGCCGACCCCGCGCAGCGTCCGATGATCGCCGTCCCGCTGCTGGGTGGCCGCGAGGAGCCGGAGGTGATCAGCGAAGCCTCCTTCGACACCTTCGGCATCAAGACCCGCGTGTCCCTCGACTACGAGGCCACGCCGATCGACTGGAACGGCGTCGTCTACAACCCCGGCCCGGCCTGACCTGAAGGAGAGAGGATCTCAACATGCAGAATTTCCGTCAGGTGGGCGATCAGCTCACCACCGTTGCCCCGGCCGACGTGGTGTCGAGCCAGGGCATCAAGATCGGCGCCATCTTCGGGGTGTGCACGCACTCCGCCAAGGCTGGTGCCGACCTGGTCATCCGCATCAAGGGCGTGGTGAACCTGCCCAAGGCATCCGGGGCCGTCACCGAGTTCCAGAAGGTCTACTGGGACGATACGGCCAAGAATGTGACCACCACGGCATCCGGCAACTCGCTGATCGGCGTGGGCCGAGCGACCGTCACCGGCGCCGCCACGCTCGATGTGATCCTGGACGGCACGAGCATCTGAGGCCCGCCATGAGCAAGCCCAAGACGCTGCGTATCGTCCCGCGCTCGCGCCTCATCCTGGCCGATAGCTCGGTCGTGGAAGAGGGCGTCGCGGCTGACGTGCCGACGGGGGAGGCCGAGAACCTGATCGCTCTCGGCCATGCCGTCGAGGTGGTGAAGGGCGAGGTGGAGGCCGGCGCGAAGGTGGAGGTTCTGCCTCCCCCGGTGGCGCCGGCGCCCGCCCCTGAGCCCGCACCGGAGCCGGTGGTGGTGCAGGAGCCGCCCCGGTCGTGACCGATCCCTGGGCTCGTGCGGCGAATGCCTTGGCGCGCGGGCCCGGCGGGATCGACGCTGACTATTACCTGGTCAGCGGCGGCCCGCCGATCCGCGGCATCAGGCTGGTGCTGGAGTTCGATGACGTGCCGACAGGGCGCCCTGCGCGCCCACTGGCCGGCCTTGTGCCTGCTGAGGCGGGGATCAGCCCGGCCCAGCGCGGCGACGTCGTGACGGCCATGGTGGATGGCGCCATGGAAAACCTGAAGGTCGAAGAGGCCCGCCCGGGCTGGCGCGGCTGGGGGTGGCGCCTGCAGTTCAGCAGGGGGCGGTGATGCCAACACCAACGCCTATCCGTGAAAAACTGCTGGCCCTGGTTGCTGACCGTCTGGCCGATGTGATGTCGGATATCCCGGTGGAGCGCGCTCGCCGCTCCATTCCTTCGGAGGACATCGAGGGCGAGTTTCCGCGCCTGATCGTCAAGGGTGGCGACCTCACCTCTTCGGACGGCGAGGGGTTCGGTGAGACGACCTATGCCGTCGAGGCTGTGGTCACGGGCTACGCCAAGGCGAGCCCCTACGACGACGACCAGGACCTGTCCTGCGAACAGGCTCTCTCTGCCCTCCACGCCCGCGTGGTGGCCGCCCTGGTGGGCTGGCAGCCGGACGGCACCGACCTGAACGAGGTCCGGGACGGCGGCGGCGCGAGCTTCATTGTCTACGACTTGGAAGAGAGCGCGGTCGCCGCTGGCGAGTTCAGCGCGACCTTCGAAGCTGTTTCCATTCGCCCTACGGGGCATCCCTACGCCGCGGCCTGAGCCCGGCTTCCTGATCCAGAGCAGAGGACACGCCGCCAATGTGCGCGAAGCTCGTTCGTGACCGCTTCTCCGCCGTGGCGGTGAAGATCGAAACCACCTCCGGCACCGATGCCTTCGGCGGCTCCACGCCGGCGGCCGACGACTGGTTCGGCGGCACCTGTGAGGTGGCCTGGGACCAGAGCGTCACGCCCAACAACGAATTCACCGGGTCGCTCGACAATGCGCCCGGCATCGTGGGCGGCCTGCGGGCCAATGTGACGCTGACGGCCGTGCTGCGCGGCTCCGGGCTGCCGGGTACGGCGCCCAACTTCGCCCGGCTGCTGCGCTGCGCCACGATGCAGGAGACGGTGACGGCGGCCTCCATCGGCGCCCCCACGGCGGCGACGGCCGGCACGGCCACCAGTGCCACCTTGGCAGCGCCCTTCGCGGCCACTGCTCAGCTGTATCGCGGCATGCCGATGCTGGTGACGGGCACGGGCCGCACCGGGCGCGATGCCGTGGTGGACTACACGGCGGGCCGCGTGGCTAGCCTGGGCCGCACCTTCACCCCGCCTCTGGGCACCACCGACAGCTTCCAGATCCCGGCGCACGTCCTCTACGCGCCCACCTCGGACGATACGGTCTACAAGACCGCGACCATCTACCTGTTCAAGGACGGCCTGCGCTGGCGCCTGACCGGCTTTGTCGGCACCGCGACTATCACGCTCACCACCGGCGGCATTGGCCAGATACAGTTCCAGGGCGTGGCGCAGTTGGCAGCCGACCCTGACACCGTGGCGCTGCCGGCCGGCGCGCTTAGCATCGTCCGGCCGACCCCGCCGCGCTTCGTGGATGGCCTGTGCCAGTTGAACCGCCAGACGGCGCAGGTGCGCACGCTGACCCTGAACCTGGGCGTCAGCACGATCCTGCCGGACAACCCTGAGGCGCCCGAGGGCTATGACCCCGCCATGCCGGTCAGCCGCGCCATCGGCGGCTCCCTAGACCCGTACATGACAGCCAGCACCTACGTGTCGCTGTTCAACAACTTCCGCCAGGGCGTCGGCATGCCGCTGCAGGCCGTCATCGGCAGCACGCCGGGGAACCGCTTCGCCCTGACGGTGCCGGTGGCGCGGGCGACGCAGAACAACCCCGGCAACCGCGATGGCCTGAGCACCAACCAGATCAGCTATGCGGCGGACGGAGCCGACAGCGGCGGCTACCTGGCCTGCTTCTGACCAGTTCCGCCCGACAGCGGAAGCGCCTCGCGCGCGCGAAGGAGGCGGGTCTGTCGGGGCCCGCCTCCACCTTTCAACCTCTCCGACAAGAGGCACCATGGACAACCCCATCCTGAGCAGGCGGGACGTGGAGGAATTCACCCCTCCCGGCTCTCCGCGCACCTACACCATCGCCCCCCTGACCGTGCGTGAGCGCATGCGCGCCCGCGCCGCGGTCATTGCTGAGGGCGGCGTCTATCCCGACCAGGCCACCATGTATGCCGCCATGCGCGACGTGCTGCGCGAGGCCGGCCCTGCCGATCTGGACGACCTGCTGGCGGTCCTGGACGAGGCCCAGGCCGCGCCGGACGATCAGGAGATCATGGCCAAGGCGGCGAAGATCGAGACGGCCTGCCAGTCATCCCCAGCCTACACGGCCCTGCTAGCTCGCCGGAACCGGCATATGGCGGCCATTCCCTTCGTGTTCTTCCTCTACGCCGTGCGCAGCTGGTCGGGCGACAGCCTGCCGCCCTTCGAGCGTCGGAATGAGACCGTGCGGGAGGATCTGCTCGACGCCGTGCCGGAGGCCGAACTCGTCATGGTCGGCTGGAAGGCCCACGAGATGGCGCAGCCGGGCAAGGGTGCGGAGGGAAACTCCGTAACGCCCTCGCGGTCCTCCGGGACCCCGAGGGTTACGCCGGGCCGGAACAGCCGCTCGGCGGCGGGCGCTACCTCGTCGCGGGCGAAGAAGTCGAAGCAAATCCGCGTCTGACTACCCCTTCCGCCTACCTGGATCTGGCCCGCCTGTGGATCAGCAGCCGCGACGGCTACGGGGTTACGACCAACTGGCCGGACGGTGGTGGCCTGAATGATCAGGCCGCCTGGACCTTCGATGCTTTCCGGGTGCTGACGGGCGTGAACGCGACGCTGGAGAAGCTGGAGAGGGGCGAGGGCTAGCTCCTACAGCCCGTAGGCCCGGTAGCACCCGGCGCGCGCCTGCGCCTCAGCGGATGTCGAAGCGATCGCACCGGTCAACGCTGACCCAAGGATACCCTGGCGCGGCGAATACGGGGTGTAGATGCCAGCGCCAACCGATGATGCCTGGGCATCACACGCTGCGCGGGCTGCATTCAGGCGAGCGGCGCGGTCGTTCTGGTCTTGTTGCGCCAGGCGGGAGCGGCGGCGCAATTCGATTGCATCCGAAAGGCGTGCTTCCTCGGCCGCGATGCGCTGCTCACGGGCCTGCGCCTCGGCGGCGCGGTTGCGGCGGCCAGTTGGTGCAGAGGGCTCTTCGGCATCGACGTTGGCCATGGCCGCGCGGCGCAAGGCCGCCATGTAGTCCGGCGAATTGGTAAGGGCGCGTTCGAGCAGTTCGTTCTCGCGCGAGGCTTTGGCGCGTTCTGCTGGAGGCAGGTCAGGCTCTGGCGTCAGACCCAAACGACGGTTGTCTGCCATCGTTCGATTGTACGCTTCAGCTGCCCGTTGAAGCGAAGCAGCATCCCCTACTCCGCAGGCGGGGCAGGTTTCTCTGCCACCTGAAGCACATCCCGCCAGGAGCAGGGCGGCTAGCAAGGCCCAGAAGCGCATTGGACGTAATCCCCTCAACTGATGCGCGAAGTTAACCAAAGCCCCCACGAAGGGGTAGCCAGAACCTGTGCGCTGGCCTGCCGCGCGGGTCTTTCCTGACACAGAGGGCGCCTCCGGGCGCCCTTTTCACTTGGAGGCTCCACATGCGCCTGCGGTGCCAGATCGACGGCGACTTTGGAACCTTCCTGATGGACTTCGAGCGCGAGTTGGCACGCGACTTCCGGGATGCGATGGATCAAGCCGGCATCAGCCTCCAGAACGAGTTGAAGCAGCAGACCCTGAGCGCGCTGAGCCGAGGGCAGGGTGTTGCGAATGCCTGGAAGCGTCAGACTTACCCGAAAAACCCCTTGAGCCCCACGCTACGCCCTACCGCCTTCGTCTGGACCCGGGCGCCGAACATCATCCAGCCCATCGACACGGGCGAGGTCATCACAGTCCAGCGGGGGAAATGGCTGGTCTGGCCGACCGGCTACAACGCGCTGGCTGGGCGCCGGAATGCGAGTGGCCGTGGCGGGATGCGCGTGAAGCCGGAAGAGATGGTCGCGGCGCGCAAGCAGACCGCCGTCATTCCGACATCTAACCCGAAGATCAAGCTCTGGTGCCTTCGTGTGCGGCAGGCGTCCAGCCTGGGCGGGAAATCACGTCGCGGCCGGGGCCGCATCCAACTCTTCGTTGGAAACCGGAATGTCCAAGTCAACACGGGGCGTGGCAAGGCCAGCCAGAGGCAGGCGCGGCAGCAGCAGCTCGTGGAGAGCGGCCTTGTGCCGATGTTCTTCATGTCCAAGCAGGTTCATCCCGGCAAGCGACTGGATATCGACGCTGCGGCGGATCGCGCGGGAGATCGCATTGTGTCCATGGCAGCAACGGCTAAGGGAGGCGTGTAAGCATGGCTGCCCGCGGCAACCGCTCTATCGCCATTCGCCTTACCATTAGCGAAGCGGAGACCATCCGTAAAACGCTCCGCGACCTGAAGGATGACGGCTCGGCTGCCCTGAAGGCGCTGGAAGAGGGCGCGGGGCGTGCCGCGCCCGCAGTGCAGAAGATCGAGCCCGCCGCCAGTTCTGCGACCAAGGGCATGGGCCAGTTCAACCAGGTCATCCAACAGGGCGGTTACCAGTTGGGCGACCTGGCCGTGCAGATCCAGGCTGGTCAGAGCGCTCTGGTTGCCATCAGCCAGCAGGGCTCACAGTTCCTCGGCATGTTCGGTCCTGCTGGCGCAGCGGCTGGCGTCATCCTGACCGTGGGCACCATCGCCGCGAGCTTCCTGACCACTGGCGAGAACGCCAAGGAGGCGGAGAAGTCCGCGAGGGCGGCCTTCGAGAGTATGACGACGGCGGCGACCCAGTTGAAGGGCGTGCTGCAGGAGGTAAACAACCTCTTCCTCACGAATGCAGAACGCTCTGCTGCCTCGGCGAATGCCGCCCGGGCGGAACTCCAGACCCGCACGCAGGCGCTGCTGGCCGGCGCAGTTCAGCGGAACGAGGGCAATGTCGCAGAGCTGAGCGAGGCGCGCCAATACCTCACGCGGCTGGAAGAGTATGCGGCTCGGGAAGAGGCTGCGCGGGCTCGGGCGCGGGCCAGCGGTCAGTTGGCGACGGAGGGTGAAGCCCTCACAGATCGCGGCAACCTGTTCCAGGCCCGAGCGCGCGTGCAGGGTCTCGAGCAGGATATCGAGCGAACTTCCGGCAAGATTGGGGAGATGAACGAGGCGCTGAAGCGGCTGGGTAATGCCGGGCGTCTCGGCGCCGAGGAATATGGTCCACTCTCGGCGGACCCCGGTGGGGTCATTGCCCTCCGCTCCAGCCTGGATAACCGGTTCAGGGCGCAGCAGGAGTATCAATCTAAGGTCAGTGAGATCAACGCGAAGCTGCGCGAAGGATACATCACCGCAGCCGATGCGGAGACGCTGACCGCGCAAGCGACCACGCAGCGCGACGAGGCGCTGAAGAAGATCGCGGACAGCGCGAAGAAGGCGGCCAAGGAGACACGCGAGTACCTGGCCACCGCTTACGAGATCAACGAGGACGGAACGCAAGGTGCTGCGTTCAAGCGCGCCGCCAGCGTGGAGACCTACCTGGACCGCCTCAGGGGTGAGCAGGAGAAGAAGCAGTCCAAGGCTGCCGAGGACGCTGACAAGAAGGCGACCCAGGCGCGCGAGAAGGCTGAGAAGGACCAGCAGCGCGCCATGGAGCGCGCGCAGCGGGACCTGGATCGCACGGCGGAGCGATGGGGCGATGCCATGGCGCGCGAGACCTACAGCGCCTTGGAAACGGCCTTCGACAAGAGCAAGTCGCCCGCGCAGGCGGCGGCGGCTGTATTCGGCTCGGCGTTGCGGACGGCGGCTCAGGCCGCCCTCTCGCAGCTGGTGTTTCAGCCGGCCATCAAGGGTGTGCTTGGAAGTCTGTCGGGCACCAGTGTCGGTGATGCGCTCGGCGCCGGCACCACGGCCACCTCATCCGGCGGCGTCAGCTATTTCGACACCGCGAGCGGTCTCTTCAAGCTGAGTGGCGGCTCCGGCACCGGCGGCAGCATGGTTGGCGGCCTAGTCAACAGCTTTGACAACTGGGCGGCTGGTAGCGGCCTGTTCGCATCGACCTCCGCGCCCACCTCCGCCACGGCGGCTGCTGGCCTGGCAGGCGCAGACCCCAACGCAGTCGTCGGCCTCGCCAGCAACAACGGCACTCTCTTCGGTACCGCCTCCGGCACCATCGGCGGTGTCGCCGGTGTGGCGGGCGGCGCCTATGGCATCTACAGCGGCATCAATCGCGGCGGCGTCGGCGGCGCGGTGCAGACGGCGGGCGGCGTCGCTGGCGTCGTGGGCGGCCTGGGAACCCTGGCTGCCGCCGGCGGCGCGGTGGGCGGCGGCCTGATGGCGGCGGCCCCGTGGCTGGCTGCGGCGGGCCCCTATGGTCTGGCGGCGGCGGCGGTGCTGGCCATCATCGGTTCGCTGCTGCCCGGCCAGAAGCCGTCCGACATGACGGGCGTGTACCGCGGCAATCTGCACACTGGCACGTCCGAGGTCACCGGCCTGACGGGTGATCGCTTCAGCCAGGAGAACCGCGACCTCGCCTCCCAGGTCGGCCAGCAGGTGAAGACGCTGGCGGAGGGGCTGCAAACCGTTACTGGCGCCACGGCCATCCCGTTCAACTACGAGATCAAGGCCGGCAATCGCGACGGCATCGCCGCCCTCTATGGTCCTGGCGGCGGCACCTGGCACGAGTACGAGCGCAACGAGGAGAGTATCGGGCAACTCGTCCAGGACATGACCCAGGCGCTGATTGACAGCATGAAGGGTCTGGCCTCGGCGGAAGTGCAGTCGGTCATCTCGCACAGCAGCGGCACCGAGGCGACGCTGCAAAA